GATCCGGGTGGTCGCCGTCTTGCGGAACAGGACGCCGCCAATGCCAGTGAGCGCGAGGACCACGGTCAGGACGTCAGTCTGGCTCAGGCCTTCCGGCAAGATGCCGATCGCACCAGCAACACCCCAGATGCTGCCGATGATCCCGGTCCAGATGGCCTTCGAGGTCCACCAAGGTTTGAGTTCTTCCATTTCATGTCTCCAATAAAAAACCCGCCAAAACGGCGGGCGGTTGATCTTGCTTACCCGGGTAAGCAAGCGGGTGGCCGAGCACTCAGGCTTCGTTGGCCGAGAGTGCGCCGGTGGCAGCAAGCACCACGGGCGCGGCTGTTACGGGAACCTTGCGATAGGGAGGCCGGCGCACGGCAATGCAACGGTCCTTGGCGATCCGGGTGATGGTCACGCCGTCGGACTGGTTGCCACCCAGCACATGGTAGGCACCGTAATCCTCGCCGACATAAAGCCCGACATGGCCCGATGCCTCACCGCGGCGGAACACCAGGACGTCGCCGAGCTGGCCTTGGTCGGCTGCCTTGCCAAACTTGGCCCAGTTTCTAGCCCAGAGCGGCCCCTCAACGATGGCCTTGCCGCCCCGTTTGGCAACCACGGCCATGAACAAGCCGCACCATGGGATGGCGTCAGCGGTGAAAGTCTTGGCAAGCCCGGTTTCTTTGGCCCAATCCAGAATGACGGGGTTGTTGGCCGGTCCTGAGACTTCAAGGGTGCCATAGAGTTTGCGGGCCTCGTCCAGCATCCTGGGCAGCGGGCGCAGATCATCGATCCAGCCATAGGCCGGTGGGAGCGGGTTCATGGGGTAGATCTCCTTGGGTAGGTTAGCGGCCGCAAAGGCCTTTAAAGGCTGCGGTGATCACCGCGATCGCAGCGACCAACGTCGATAGCCATTTGACGAACCGGACGACGCCGGTGGCGGTATTCCAGGCATCGAGCAGGTCTTTGAGCTCTTTGCGGACGGCCTTCAGGTCCTCCTGCATGGCCTCGAGGTCGGCCCGGATCAGGGCGATTTCGACAGCAGGGTCGCGTTCCGGATTGTCTACCATTATCGCAACCGCCCGATGATCGCGATGTCGGACGGGGCAATGTCCAGCACATGCCCGGCCACCAGATCGAAGTCGGTCTGCCGCTGCCGGGGACCCGTGACATAATGAACAAACAGCGCGCCGGAACCGAGGGTTGCTGACCCGGTCATCACCTCGAAGTTGTATTGGATGCCCGGCGTCCGCTGGAACTTCTGCACCACGCAGCACAGCGTAAAATCATCGTGGAAGCAGCGGGTGAACTCGCCCGCCGGCAAATAGCCGCCGCCATTATCGGCATTATGGCATCCCGGCGTCCACACCTGCGTGATCGGGCCATCAGGACCTTCGAATATATATTCTGCCCATCCGCTGACAGCCACAGACACATGCTCACACAGAGTCCAGGCGACCCCTGCATCGAACATCTCGGCGATGGTGGGATTGAGCTTTGGCGGCACGAACTCAAGCATCGGCCAGAGCCGCCAGGAATTGGCTGCACGCCGGAAGGTGAACCCGTTCTTGAACACCCCGTAGTTCACGTCGAGGTCGTCGTTGATCACGATCACCTCGTCGGTGACCGTGGGCCGGCGGTCTGACTGCATGTGTTATCCCCTTAGCTGACCGTGACCGACACGACTTCGCGCAGCGTATGCGTGCCCGACTGGCCGCCGGACGCGGCGATCGCAGCCCCGCCTTGGCTGGGTGCAATGTTGAAGGTGTCGGTGGAGGCGTTGATGACGAAGTAGGTCGTGTTGGCGAGGATGCCGCTCGGCAACGCCCCGCTGGTCACGAACTGGACTTTTTTGCCATTGGTGAGGCCGTGCCCCGCCGCTGTCACCGTTGCAGGACTGGCGACGGTGATGACGACCGATCGCGGCAACAGGGACGCAAATGGGTTACCGCTAAGAGCACCATAAGCCTCAAAGGCGGTAATCGGGTCCTTGTAGCCGTAGCGGGTGCCTGAGCCCGAGCCGGTAAAAATGATTGCTGCACCGCCGGGGGTCGCGGCGATCTTGAAGGCGCTAGAGCTCACCACCGACTGCACGAAGTACATCGTGAAAGCCGTAATCCCGGTGGGCATGCCGCCGCTGCAATAGAACTGAACCGGATCACCCACGGCGAGGCCATGCGAGGTCCAGTTGATGTTGTTGGTCGGCGACGGGCTAAAGCTGATCCCGGTCACAAAGGTTGCCCAGGCGATCGAGCCAGCACTTAAGTTGAAAATGGTGCCATTGATGCGCAGGCGGCTTGGCTGAGGCGCCGCATTATAGCCGTCCAGGCCGATCAGCGTCCGCGACGTTGCGGCATAGAAATCGTAATCATGGATGACCGCGCGAATGGTGCGGCCCTGCCAGGTCGCTGGCGTGAAGTTGCCGCCGCTAAGCGATGTGAAATAGCCGCCATCAGCACCGTATTGCTCGCCCGCACTGTATTTGTTGGCAAACGAGTAATAGCTGATGGGCAGATCAATCTGCCGCTCGTCGCTTCCCGACCCGAGCAGGATCCCAAGCACGCCCGACATCAACTGATACCTGTCCCTGAGACGAACCAGACATTGGTCTCGACCTTGATCAGCGTGGCCATACCTCGCACCGCCAGCGTCCGGTTGCCCGTGCTAGTGGTGCCGGCCTGACAAAGCGTGACGCCTGCACCTTGCGCGATTACGATAGCCGCGCCGCCGTTGTTGATGATGGTGACGGTGGTGCCAAGCGGGAAGCCGACAGTGCCATTGGGTGGCACGGTAATAGTCTGGGCCGCGGAATTCAGCGAATAGATGTGCTTGCCATTGTCGGCTGCGACCAGCTGGTAGGACGCGCTCTGGGCGTTTTGGGGCACTTCACGGAAGCCAATCGACCAAGCGGAGCCGGCGGCGTCGTTGACGGTCGATCCGGTTTCTGCACCCGAAATCGTCTTGTTGGAAAGCGTCTGGCTATCCGTTGTGCCGACGATCGCGCCTGATGGCACTGCCTTGCCGGCCCATGAGGCGAGCGTCGCGCTATAGGCCTGAACGTTGCTGCCGATGGCGAGCCCAAGATTGCTGCGGGCGGTGACCGCGTCAGTTGCGCCGGTCCCGCCGTTGGCAAGTGCGATAGCGCCAGTGATTTTGGATCCTGCCAGCGAAGTCAGCCAGGCAGGGTCCGCATAGGTTCCGGTGGTGAGCACGGCATTGCCGGATACCGAAGGTGCGGAGAGCGCCACGGTCCAGGAAGCAATCGTGCCGCTACCGCCGACCATGGCGACATTGACGACCAATGCACCCGTGCCGCTGGTGTAGGCAGTGATTTGGCCATGCATCCAGTTTGCCGGGCTGGCTGTGCTGGTGATGGTCACCCATTGGCCAACCACGAAGGCTTTGGCAGTTTGGACGGTGAGCGATTTTGAGCCCGTGCCGATGGCAAGCGAGGTCGTGCTGGTGGCACTGGTACCGGGCGCATTGACAGCGGTGGCAGCGCTTGCCGCAGCGTTGGTGGCGTAGCCATTGACCTCGACCGCCAGCGCATTGGCTTCGGTGCCGAAGGTCGGCAGCGCCCCGAGAAAGGAGTCTGCACGCGCAGAGAAGTTCGCCGCGTCCGTCCGGGACGGGGGCGTGGGCAGTGTTGTGATAGGCATGAAATTACTCCTCAGGGTGGATCAGGTGAGCCCTTCGATGGTCAGGCTGCAGTAGCTGATCGTCGGATAGGCAAGGTCGATCGAGAACTCTTTGTAGAAGCCGTAAACAGTGAGGCTCTCGAAGCTTTCGGAGCCGATCCAGAGGACCGGGGAGGCACGCAGCGCTGCGAGGTTGCGGGCCACGTCATCAATGGCGCTGGTTGGCATGACGACGCGGGCAGTCATCCGCTTGGCAAAGGCGCGTTCAACCACCGAGGTCACCCCGAACTGGTCGGTTTCTTTCCTCGAATAGTCGATGATCCCGATGTCCGCGCCGTGCTCAGTCTCGCCGATTGTGAACTGCCGGCCGAATAGCAGCGCGCCGCAGGAGACCAGGTCAGCGGGGTTGTCACGCGTAATGGTGACGGTGATGACGCCGGCCTCATAGACCGGCACATCGAGGAACAGCAGGCTCGATTTGCGTCCGACCGGCTCGAAGAACCAGCTGAACCAGTTATCGATGGCCGTGCCGCCGACATTGAAACTCTGGTTCCGCGTGTAAAGCTGCGAACCCGACACCGTCAGGGTGACAGTCGCGCTCTCGGCATTAGTGTCGATGAGCGCCACGCCGTCAGTGGCGCCAGGAGCCAGAACCACCTGCAGTGAGCCAGCTCGTGTCGTTGCCGTGCCAACCCGGTCATCAAACATCGCCCAGCGATTGGTCGGGCCAATGTCGAGCCACTTGGTTGGATCGCTGGCCGGGTTGACCCCGGTTGATGCGGCCAAGGCCTCGTACCGCCGGTGGGTCGCGGTCAGGATGACCCGGGTGCCCGCTGCATAGGCCGTGCCGGAGCCCCAAGCAGCGTAGTCATTCTCAGGCGCAGTGCTACTGGACAGCATTGCGTCGGTAAGCGTGGTCGGGCGGATCAGCTTCATGCCGCCGTCCTGGTGGAAATGGCATCGCCGTCCGGCGTCACCCGCTCCAGAATGCGCGCTGTTTTGCTCGTTCCCGACGCGATCGTGGCGGCGGCGATCCTCTGTTCGCCGCGCAGGTCAGACACCTCCTGCCTGAGCGCCTTGAGTTCATCAATCATCGCGCTCTGGCCGTCGTTGGCCGGAATGCTTGGCGTACCCATCTGATTGGCAGCGAACTGATCCCACCAACTGGGCGAGGTGGCGGCAGATGTCGCTGCGGCAGGTTCCGTTCCGCTCGCCTGGTTGATGATCGCCAATGTCTGTTCGAGGCTCGCCGCGGTCAGGCCCTGAAGCCGGCCCAGATCTTCTGCTGACCGTGCGGTGTTGGCTGCGACCGAGAGCAGAGCCTGGCTCAAACCTGGCAGCGCCTTTGCCGCTTCCTGGTCACCCGAACGCGCCAGCATCGAGGCGTTGTTAAATGCAGCGAGCGCCGATGCATAGTTTGTCGGCGTATCGCTCATCACGCCCCGGATCCGCTTGATCTCGGCGATCAGTCCATCGGTGATCTGGGCCCATGCATTGCGCAACTGTTCCGCGGCATTGGCGGCGTCATCGGCTGCCTTTTGTTGATCTTCAAGCGCCCAGACCTGTTCCTGCAACGCCTTGTTGGACATATCGATCTGGGTAAGCTCGAGCGCGCGCAGCGCTGCAGTATCGCCCTGGAGTTCCAGCATCCGTCGCTCAAGTGACAACCGCTCATCAAGAATGGCAGCTGCACTGGCAGCATCCTGCGCCGCGCCGACCATATCGGCGAATGCCGGCGCCAACTGGATCAGCGCTGCATAAGCGGCCTGTCCAGATGCGGTGGTAAGGTCCTGCGCTTCAACCAGCGACCGGAAGCCCGCGATGCTTTGCGGCAGCGCAAGCCCTAGGCTGTCAAAGACCCTGGCCATCTGCGCGGTCTGCGCTGAGGCCTGTTCGCCCTTGGTGTAATAGAGAGCAAAATACTCACCTGTGGCAGATGCCATGTCGCTGGCCGAGCCGAACAGGTCGAAGAGGTTCATCTTGGCGCTGAGGCTCAGACCCTCAACCGAGGTGCCGAGCAGGCTAAGCGTACTGCTTACCGCCTCGATACTGGAGGCGACGCGTACCAGCGCCTCGAAATAGCCTTCACCGACCTTTTGGAACTGCTCGAGCCCTGGCACCGCCGTGCGGGCGAGATTATCGGCGGCCGCCCCAAAGACAGCGGTCAACTTTTCTTGGATCTCGGTCCCGGTCAGTCCCTTCAAATCGATCTTGCCGATGTTGACCACAAATCCTGAAAGGCGCGACTGCACCTCGTCAAGCGAAAGGCCCAGCGGGCCGGCAGCCGCCGAGATTGCGCTGTAGAAGCCTTCGAAGATCAGGCTGAACTGGCGCTCGAGTTCGGCGTCTGCCGCGGTGTACTGGACGCCGTAGCTCGAGCCGGTGCTGATCCCGAGGAACTTCTTGGTCTTCTTGACATCAGAATAATAACTTGCGTCAAAACCGCCCGACATGATCGATCCTACCGACTGCGCGCCGCCATAAATGCCCTGGCCAACGATGCTGGTCTTGGTGCCAAACAGAGCGCCTACGATGCTGCCAAGGACCTTGCCGAGACCGCCCAGCAGCTTGGCGCCCAGGAAGCCGATGGCAGCGCCAATCGGCCCCGCGATCGCCACGCCGATGCCGGCACCAATCAGCGAGCCCGTCTTGCTGCTGGCAAAGTTGGAGATGCCAGTCAGCATCGAATTGGCCGTACCCAAAAGCCCGTTGAGTTTGGTACCAGTCTGGATACCGGCGGCAGACGCTTCCATGCCGTTGGTGCGAATGATGAGATTGGTGAGCCCGCCAATGTTGGCCTCGATGCTTTTCAGCGAAGCCAGCATGGCAGCAGAATAACGCATGGTCAGCGTGTCGACCTCGCGCAGATGATCAATGGCCTTGGCAATGCTTTCGGATTTGGCTGCGCTATCGCCAAAGACCGTGCCGGTGCCCTCATTAGAAGGCGTGGGATTGGCCCCGCCGCCACCAAAGGCACCGCCAATTGCGATGCCGAGCGAGGCGATCACGGCGGCGGTGGCGGCCCCTGCGGCAATGTTAAGCGGAAACGGCAGTGAGCGAATGGCATTCACCACGGCTTCGACCGCCTTGATGCCCGTCGTGATGATCGAGTTGCCCTGTTCGACGCCGGCTCTTGCGGTGTCGGACACCGCCATGGCCGTATCCGAAGTGACCTTGGCGGCGGTCTGCGCGCCGATCAGGCCGATTTTCACAGCAGCGTTTTTGATGGCGATCGCCAGTTCAAAGGCGCGGAACACTTTCTCAGCGGCTGCCATGGCTTTGAAGCCCTCGGAGCCTTCTTTGAAGAAGCCCTTCGCGGCCGAAGCGAGATTGCCATAATGGTTGATCTCAGCCGAAGCCTGCGCCGTGCGCGCGTCCGCGTACTGGAACGAGGACCGTCCATATTCACGCTCTGCATCGGCGACGCGGCTAGCAGCGGCCACCTGCGCAGAGGCAAAACGGGTGATCTCGACCGTGATGCCGCCAATCGCCCCGCCAACTGAACCGAAAGCATCAGCCATGCCCTGAGCCGCAGCTTCTGTCGCGGAGACCATGTCGTCGAGGCTCTTGAGAAACTGTTCCTGATCGCTTTGGGCAAAGTCAGCCTCCATCAGGCGGGTGCGTGCAGCCCGATATCGTTCCCAGGCTTCCGCGCCGCGTTCGAGGACAATCTGCTCGCGCTCCGCCTCAAGATTGGCGAGTGCCTGCGCCCGCGCGGACCGGCCCAGCAGAGCGACCTGCTGTTCAAGCGGGGCGACCGTTTGGCGAAGGAACTCAGACGCGGCGAACGCGCGGGTTGTCTGTTCCCAGGCCTCACCGGCTTCGAGAATAGCGATGCGTGCCGCGTCAGTGGGCGCCTTCAGCGCCGCCATGGCGACTTCCATGCGCTTGATCTCAATTGGCGTCTTGCCGATCTTGGCGGTCTCGAGCGCGAGATTGGCAGCAAAGTCTCTGGCAGCCTGGAGAGCGCGCTCGGCCTCGGTTGCTTCGCGAGACTGACGGCCAGCACCAGCCCGGTCCGGGCGATCACCGCGGATCTCAGCCGCACTTGCAGCCAGGCGCTCGCGGGCAGCTTTCAGGCTGTTCTCCCGCCACTGTGCAGAAAAGGCGTCCATCATTCCCATGGCATCGCCAAAGGCCGAGGTGAACTCGTCCCGGACCTGAGCGCTCATCCGCGCCGTCGATCCAGCAAAGCTGTTTTCCAATCGGGGCAGCGCCACACTCTCGATCTGACCGATGGTGGCAAGGCCCACCCGGTCGAGCACCGGGTTGACCCAGTGTGCCAGCCAGTTCAGCGCGGCAATCGCCTTATTGGCGAGATATTCGATGCCAGCGATAGCGAGATTGGCAGCGCCTACGGCTGCTTCACCGATCACGCCAGGCAGCGACGACCAGAGGATCCGGATCGCGTTGAACCCACCGACCCACCCAGCATATAGGATCGCGACAGCATATTTGCCGACCTGAAGGATCGCTTCAAAGGCGACGACCGCCCAATCTTTTAGGGTGGAGAAGACAGGGCCAAGGTTGAGGCCATCAGATACGGTGGTCCACAAACCCTTCATAGTGTCGCCAATCGTGATCCCGACCGGCCCGAGCTTCTCCATCTCCTTGGCAGTGAGCCCAAGACTAGCGGCATATTTGTCGAGCTCGCCCGACTGTTTGACGCTGGACTGGAACATCTTGAACGCGCCGAACGCGAGGGATGCGGCAGCGGCTGCCGCCAGCAGATAGGGGTTTGTAAGCGCGGTCGCTGCCGCAGTGGCGGCCAGCTCCAGCAGCGCCCGGGCCATGCCGCCGATCCCAACGCCTGCCTGCATGGCGATCTGACCGATCTGGCTGCCCTGCTGCATGAACACGGTCATCGGCTTCTGGCCTGAGAACAGGCTGACCACCACGTCGTTGAGCTGGTAGACAAGATTTTGCATCTGATGGCCGGCCAATTTTGCCGAGCCGCCCATGCGGGTCATTCCGCGCGAGCCGACGGCCTCAATGGCCCGGTCCGCCTGAGCTGACGAAGCCGCCACTTCCCCCATGGCGCCTGCAACCGACCGCTTGATGTCAGCCATCTCCTTCTGGAGCCGGGCAACATTGGTGATCATCTCAATCTCGAGGGTGCCGGCCTTCATTTTGCAGGCTCCTTCGACATCATCAGCGCCCGGAAGGCGTTGGTCACTTTCCGGGAAACTTCATCACGGTTGAGAACGGTCGTGGCTGTCCAGGGCGGCGGACAATCCGGCTCGCGGGCGCGGACTGTTTCGGCGACGAACTCCACAGACAGGCGTCGGAGCAGGCGGACCAGCCAGGGCGGCAGGTCTAGCCCAATGCATTGCTGCCACTGGCTTATCGAGCCCCATGAGATGGGCACTGCGCCCATGGCGCCGGGATCGGTTGGGCCAACTTCCATAAGCCAGTCGATCACCCATGGGGTGCGGATGGGCGGAAAGTCGGGGGTAAGATCGTCGATGGCCATGCGCTGCAGCCGGGTCAGCGGATCAGTGTCAGCGTCGGGTTTGGCCTGCTTGGGTGAGCGCGGCTTTGGCGCGGTGCCCAGCCACGCCAGTTGCCGGACGTAAAGGCTCAGCTCTGCCCCGAGCTCTTCGTAAAATTTGCCCAGTCATTGATATGGGCGGCGACCTGGGTGGCGATGAAACCGATCGAGGGATCGGCATAGGCCTTGCGAAACAGCTCCTGACCTTCCAGCCCTTCAGCGGGCGGATAGACAAAGGCGTTGAAGCTTACGGTACAGGCAGCCAGAAAATCGGCCTGTTCGGCAAGTTTCTCCTCGGCCGACTGGTCCATTTTTCCGCGCTTCTTGATCTTGTCCATAAGCTGGTTCTGCTGGCGGGCCTGCGCACGTTGGTAGACTTTAGAGCCCGGGCCGTAGACCGTGATCGAGAGGGGCTTGCCTTTGTCGTCAAAGAGCGGGGCGTCATCGGCGCCGACCAGTTCCAAGGTGGACGTGTCGGTTGCAGCGAGTGTGGTGATGTCAAACATGGATTGTCTCCTATGGGGTTGCGATGCGGTGATTTGGGCGCCCAATCACCGCATAGTTTGCGGTGATTGTTGCATTTGCGGTGATTAGGGGTCATAAACGCCGCAAGAGGTGCGGTGATTATTGTGCGATACATTCATCAAAGAGACGACTGGCCCCGATTTCGTTGGGACGAACTGCAAATCGGCTCCAAGCTTACCGAGGTCCGCCATCGTCAAGGGCGGCTCACAGGCCGCATGGAAGCGCTTGGTTTTGGACTGCGCGATGAGGCCATTCTGCGCACGCTCACCCAGGACGTGCTCAAATCCAGCGAAATCGAGGGGGAAATCCTCGATGCTGAGCAGGTCAGGTCTTCCATTGCGCGGCGCATGGGCCTTGATGTTGCGGGACTGGTTCCCTCCGATCGTAACGTCGAAGGTGTGGTCGAGATGATGCTCGATGCCACGCAGAATTTTGATCAACCTCTAACCGCTGCCCGACTTTTCGACTGGCACGCCGCCCTGTTTCCGACAGGCAGAAGCGGCATGACCAAAATTACGGTTGGCGGTTGGCGAAACGACGAAACTGGCCCCATGCAGGTCGTGTCAGGTCCGATAGGGCGCGAGCGGGTCCATTATGAAGCGCCTGTTGCCGCGCAGCTTGATACTGAAATGCAGGCATTTCTGGCATGGTTCGACGATGCATCATCGCTAGACCCCGTCATCAAGGCGGCAATTGCCCATATCTGGTTTGTGACCATCCACCCGTTTGATGATGGGAATGGGCGTATCGGCAGGGCGATTTCAGACATGGCCATGGCGCGCTCTGATCGCAGTGCACAGCGGTTTTACAGCATGTCTGCGCAAATCCGGACTGAGCGTAAGGCATATTACGATCAGCTCGAAGCAAACCAGAAGGGCGATCTGGATATTACAGGCTGGCTGACCTGGTTCCTGGATTGTCTAGACCGCGCCTTTGATGGGGCGGAAGAAACGCTGGCTGCCGTTCTGAGCAAGGCAAAGTTTTGGGAGAAGTACAGCCCTGCAGGCCTCAATGCCCGCCAGACCCAGATCCTCAATCGGCTGCTTGATGGGTTTGAAGGTAAGCTGACCAACGCCAAATACGCCAAGCTTGCCAAGACATCGAGCGATACATCGCTGCGTGACCTCAATGACCTGGTTGCCAGAGGTATCCTGCACAAGGCCCCGGCGGGAGGGCGCGGGACCAGCTATCACCTGCCAGAAGATGATTGATAAACCAGCCTGATATCGATCATCACGGCGCCAGCACCTCGACAATGCCCACGCCGGCAGAATTGGTGGTGAGTTCCAGCGTCACGGTGGCGGTGGTGATCTGGTCGACCGAGCCGACGTTGACCTTGAAGCTCATCACCTGCGCCTGGAAGTAGTATTTGTCGCCGTTTTGAGTAGTAACAAGGAAGCTGTGATCGGCATCGGACATTGATGCGGATTTGAGCAAAATCTGGCCAGTATCATCGGTATCAAGACCCATTTGGATGGTCATCGTACCCTGATTGAAGCTGCCCTTTTTCTTGACCACGCCGCGGCTGCCAACTGGGTTGAAGGTCACAAGATTGAACTCGCGGCCAAACTCTCCAAGGTCTGAAACTTCGCCGACCACAGTCATGGTAAGCGCGTTGTAGCCGGTGGCGTCAAAGGTCGCAGGAGAAGATGCCGACACCTTTAACGTGGTACCGGCAGAAGTCCGAACAGTCATAAATCAAGTCCTTATTGAGGGGAGGCTTCAACGCGCCTCGTTAAATGAGACGCGCAAATCTTGGCTTTGCATGTGGATACCGGTCTCCTCGTCGAGGAAATCTGGTCCGACGGAATCTGTGTGGACGGTCACGTCAAAGAGCCCGTCGATGGCGGGCATATGGTCGGTAGCAGCGCTGCGGACAGCCGCGAGAATGGCTTTTACTTGGCGGTAAGACGCCGCAAGTACGGTCAGTTGAACGCGCTCGGTCACCCGGCGTTTGGGTCCCGGTGTCGGGATGTTTCGATCGACGCTGCTGACCGACATCAGCGATATCGCCGGCAAGTCTGTGCCATGGGGCAGCATTCCAGCTGCAATACGCGCTTCAGGAACAAGCGCCGTCACCCTGGCCTCACCCATAAGGAGAGATCGGACCACAATAACCCCGTTCATTCGTCGTCGACTTCAAGCTTGGGAGCCTTGAGATCGCCAATCTGCACGCGGCGGGCGATGTAGGCGCCCATGGCGTTCACCGCCTCCTCGGCCTTCTGATCAAGAGCCGGGCGCAGAAACGGTTTGGCAGAGTGGCCCGGGTGCATCACCACGGAACCGACGAAGTTCTCGCCAATCTTCAGGCTGCCACGTTTCACCATCTTGTTGATCGAACCGATGCTGAGCTTGCGCGGGCCGCGCCTAGTGTCACGCACAGGCTTGTCTGCATCGGAAACCGAGATCAGGTGCGGCGCAACGCCATATTCAATGAACAGACCGAGATAGGAGCCTGTTCCGCGCAGTTTAACGTAGGAGGAGAGCTTACTGCCCTCAACCCGGGTGCCGATGCCGATCGCCTTCTTGAGTTTGCCTGTGCGGACAGGGACATTGGCCTTCGCCTGTTGCTGGATCACCTTGGCGCCAGCGCGAAGCCCGCCGCGGATAACGTTGCGCTCGAGGTTCTTGGGCAGTTCATCAAGCAAGCGCAGCAGTT